CCCAAATAATGAACGCCTACAAAGCCAAAGCAAACGAAATACGCAAGAATTTACCGCCGCCACCTGAAACACCTGTGAAACAATTAACAGACGAAGAAATTGTTGAATTTACAAAAAACGATTGGCTCACAGGTAAGCGTCAAGACTTTAATCGTGTTTTTAATGCTGACAAAGTATTTTCAATCCTTTTAAGACAGGGTAAATTAAAATTTACACCCGAACAGATATTGGAAACAATTAAGGTTGTACGTGAAGACAACTTATACAGACTTAACCGTTTGAATCCATTGGAAGCCAAAGAGTTTACCAAAAGGGTTAAAAACGAAGACTTTATTGAATCACAATGTAAAAAATTAGCATTAGTCAAATATTTTGAAAATTTATCAAATTAAATATACGCACTACGGAACTTTAAAATATTGTTATACAGACAATTTTATTGACTTTTATGCCAATTATCCTGAAGTCAAAACAAAAGAAAATAGATTATTATTTACAAAACAATTTTATGAAAAAGTGCAACAGGTGCAAATTGAACTTGGATTGGGACAAATTCAGGAAGGACAGACGAAATGCTGACGGATATTATGGTTATTGTAAAATATGCAGCAAAGTTAAAAATGACCAATATAAAAACAAAATTAAAGAAGGTACAATAAAAGCATTTTAAATGGACTTATCCGCAAACGACCTTACAAAATGGGCAAAGACAAACCTTGAATTAATTGGTTGGCGTTTAAATAGGGTTAACAATATACCATTTGGAAAACGAAAAGGTACTATCCAAAAAGGTTGGGCGGACTTGCAAGGTTATACTGAAAAAGGTGTTTATGTAGCGGTTGAAGTTAAAAAGATTGGCGACAAACTAAGCAAAGAACAAAGGGAACGATTAAAAGATATTTTTGAATGTGGCGGGATTGTCTATATTTGTACTGAAGTAGAAAACAAACCTGCTTTAATTGAATGGTCAAAAATAAAATTTTAGCTGAATTTTGGGACTTAAAAGAAGTCAACGAAGCATTTGGCAAAATGCAACCTGAAGAATTGCGGTATGACCTGAAGGCAGAAGTTTTTTTAGTTCTTTGTGAAATGGACGAACAGAAATTAATTGGACTGTACGAACGAAACGAATTAAGATTTTATATTGTGCGAACAATGTTAAATATGATTAAAAGCGACAGAAGTACATTTTATAAAAATTACCGCAACCACATTGAATTTGTTGCGTCTGATTTGAACAGGGAAATAAAACGTATAAATGACGAACCAACCGATTTGATTGATAAATTGGAAAAGAATTTGGAAGGTTTACATTGGTACAATAAGGAAATATTAAAACTATATGCAATTGATTTTAAAAAGAATGCAAAAGAACTAAGCAGAAAAACAGGCATTCCATATATGTCAATTGTCAGAACTATAAATAAAACCAAAAAACAAATGAAACAAAACATACGCAAATGATTTTATCAATTTTAACCGCAGTCTGTGCATCACTATTTATTAACGATATACATAACCTTCCCTATAAATGGAAAGCGAATTTCAAGCCATTTAATTGCGGAAGTTGCTTGGCTGCGTGGCTTGCACCAATACACTATTTCGCACCTGAATTAATACAAAATATTACTTCGTGCTTATTTATTGCCGGATTTTTAGCACCTGTTGTTTCAAAATTAATATGGAATTTATGGAAATAAAACAAGAACACCGCGACTTTTTAGACGCTAATATTAACAATTATGAAAGCGCGCAAAATGGATATATCCGAAATTTGGATTTACCCGAACTTCAAATGTACGAACACATTTACCGTTTATATTTAGACCCTAATTTTTTATTGTCTGTTTGGTGCGGCGCTTGTAAGTTTGATATGATTATGCGTTTATACAATTGGTATATTGCACAACCTAAACAAGTTGAACCTAAACCAATACGTGAACAATTTGAAACAGTTGTAAATGCAATTGAAAAAGAAATAAAAAAAAGAGGACGTAAACCCAAAGCAAATGGCTAATTTTATACACCCAACCGCCATAATTGGCGACAACGTTATTTTAGGCGACAACAACTACATTGGCGCTTTTTGTATTATTGGTGACCCCGCAGAACATAAAAAGTTTTGGCAATATGAAGAACAAACAAAAGATTACGGAACTTTAAAAATCATACAGAAAGGACAAATAAAAAGGGGTCAAGTTATAATTGGCAACAATAACATTATTACCGGATTGGTTACAATTGACGCCGGAACTGAAATGCCAACCATTATTGAAGACGGTTGTTTTATTATGAAACACGCTTATATTGCTCACGATTGTCATATAATGAACAATGTAACAATATGTGCCGGCGTTAAAATTGGGGGACATTGTATTGTTAAACAATATTCAAACTTAGGAATGAATGCAGTATTACATCAGTTCAGTATTATTGAACAGGGTTGTATGATTGGCGCAAGTGCTTTTTTTAAAGGTACTTCAAAAGAATTTAGTAAATACGTGGGCGTGCCTGCAAAATATCTTTCACCAAATATAAAATAAAAAACAATGAACGAATTTGACAAGTGGCGCGAACGCTACGACACAATGACAACTGATGAGCAAAAAGCTTATCATAATGAAATAGAAGCTCGTTATCCTGAGCAAAAACATTACAACTATGATAACGTAAAGGAAGCGTTATTGCTATGTAATAAACCAATAGTATTAGAGTTCGGTATTTGGAAAGGCGATTTAGCTAAACAAGCAATGCAAGACTTTAATATATCAGCTTGGTATGGTATAGAAATTTGCGAAGCTGCAATCCGTTTAACTAAATGCAAAGAAGTTAATTATATTATGCCTACAAAATTTGATTGGTTTACAGATAAAAGAACAATAAAAGCCGATTTTATTGTAGCAACACATTTTATTGAACATTTAAGCAATGACCATTTTGAACAGTTAGCTAAATATTGCAAAGGGGTTAAATACATTCATTTTGAAGCACCATTGACAGATAATGGTAATAATTGGGAAGGGTACATTGGTACACATAAGCTAACAATAGGGTGGAATAAAATAAATGAAATAATGAAAGAAAATGGATATAGTTTAATTATTGATAAACCACAAAACAAAACCTATGACTATAATAATCTTGATTGATTATCTAATTCATAGCTAAAATATAACAAGATGAACGCAATAATTTATTTAAACTATCAAAATAGAAACATCAATAATTTGTTTGATAACATTAAAAATGCAGGTAAGCATATAGACTTTATAAGCATTGTAGATGAAACAGGGATAGCGTATGCAATTAACAAAGGGTTAAGGCATTTTAACTATGACTATATTGACTATGTTACTATAATGGGTAATGATATTATAGAACCTGACAATTGGTTGCAAATTAGAAATGATTTTATGCAAGATAAAACAATTGGTATTTGCTCAATTCCATTAGAGGGAAGTCACACCGATTCTTCAGATTTAATTGCCAATTTCACAGTAAGAAAAGAAGTAATATTAAAAGTTGGCGCATTTAATCAAGAATTAGACCCTTACGGTGCAATTGACCTTGATTATTGTACACGTGTTCGGGTTTCGGGATTCCATACTAAATATATTAATTCTGTACAATGTAAACACTTTCACCAAAACGGTTTGGAAGCTTACGGTTATAATAAAGCAGATTTAGTTCAAAAGACTTGGCAATTACATACGCAGAATGTTGCTGATTATCAATCAGGTACAAAAAATTACTATATAAGTTTATGAGAATATTAGCTATAACAAGCAGCAATAGCGGCGTTGGCTATCACAGAATCATTATGCCAATAGTCAATATGCAAAAAGATTATTGTTTAATGACCGATACATTAAGCGAAGAAACATTTGAAGGCAATTACGATATTGTTGTTATGAATAGAATGTTGGCTAATATAACACCTGAACAAATGGACGCTTGGCGTACAAAGTACGGTTTTAAATTAGTTGTTGACAATGACGATTATTGGTATTTAGACCCTTCGCACATTTTACACGAACGATATGTTTTAAATAATATTAGTCAGCAAATTATAGATTGGATTCGTATTGCCGACCTTTGCACAGTTACACACGAACGATTAGCTGAAGAAGTAAAGCCATACAATACAAATATTGAAATTGTGCCAAATGCTATTCCATACGGCGAAGAACAGTTTAAGGATTTTAAAAAAGATTCTGACCTTGTAAGGTTATTTTGGTCAGGTTCGGGAACGCACGGCAAAGACTTGGAAATATTACGTAACCCAATGAAGCGTATTAATTTTCCTGTACGTACAGTTATTGCCGGATTCAACGAAGGCGAAAAGCCAATTTGGGACGGAATGATTTGCGCATTTACAAACGGATTGAAACTAAACCCAACAATTTACAATTTTAATCAGGTTACCGAATATATGGCAGCCTATGCGGATTCAGATATTTCATTAATACCATTAATTGATTCAAAGTTTAATTCAATGAAGTCTAATTTAAAGGTACTTGAAACCGCAGCAAAGAAAAACCCCGCCATTGTCAGTAACGTACACCCGTACAAAGGATTTTATCCCGCCTGTCACGTCAATAGCCAAAAGGATTGGTACTATTGGATAAAACTATTAACCAAAGACCCTGACGCCCGTAAAAGCTACGGAAACGCTTTATACGAGTATTGCAATAAGAACTTCAATTTACACGAAGTAAATAAACACCGATTCGCTATTTATAAAAAACTAATAGGCAATGCCGGTAATTAAATGTTCAAACGGGAAATATAGAATTGGCAACGGTTCTTGTATATACCAAACAGAAGAAAAAGCGCAAAGCGTATGGGCGGCAATACGTGTTTCAATGGTTGACAGTTATAACGACTATCCACAGGCAGCAAGGGTAAACGCACAAAGAGCAATAAACATACGAAACCAATACGACCGTAATTGCGGAACGCCTGTTGGTTGGGCGCGCGCTAACCAATTAGCAAAGGGCGAAAATATTACAAGGGACACAATTGCAAGAATGTCGTCTTTTGAAAGGCATAGGGAAAATTCAAAGGGTGACCCAAAAACAGATTGTGGCGCTTTAATGTGGTTGGCTTGGGGTGGCAACGAAGGTGTTGAATGGGCGCAAAAGAAGCTTAAACAAATAGATGAAGAAACACACTAAAATTTATCTTGATTATTTTGGCTACGGTTTAGAAGACTTTATTCCCTGCGAAGTATGCGGACAAAGAGCAGTTGACATTCACCACATAGACGCACGGGGAATGGGGGGAACTAAAAAAGAAGATACAATTGACAATTTACAAGCTTTATGCAGATATTGTCACGTTGTTATGGGCGACACAAAGACACATTATCAATATTTAAAGGAAATTCATAATAACTTATTAAATGGCAAAGGTTAAACAAGACAGTCGCAAAGTATCATTCGGTAAAAGAAAGCGCGGACACGCTAAAAAGAGTTTCAACAAACACAGTCCAAGACCAAAAGCTTATAAAGGTCAGGGACGTTAAACTGTGTTCAAACTGTGTAATTATGGCAAAAAATATATCAGGTTTAAAACCATTCAAAGCGGGCGAAGATTCAAGACGCAACTTAGAAGGGCGACCAAGAAAATACGTTAGTCTGTTAAAAGAACAAGGCTACAAATTAAACGAAATAAACGATTCAATACAGGCGTTAATGTCAATGACCCCAAAGGAATTGGAAGCGGTGACAAAGAACCCGGACGCAACTGTGCTTGAAATGACTGTTGCAAAGGCAATCACTAAGTCAATGAATAACGGAAGTCTTTATTCAATGGACACCTTATTGTCCCGTGTTTACGGTAAACCAAAAGAACAGGTTGACGTTCAACAGGATTCACGAATTGAAGTTGTATTTGTTGACGGCAAAACCATTTTGTAAATAGATTACAAAGTGCATATCTTTACATTATGCGCATAGAACTTCCAACACCACATATTAACCAAAGGCAAATATTGGATTCCAATAAACGTTTTATTGTCGTTATGTGCGGACGTCGTTTTGGTAAGTCAGAACTTTCACAGATACTTGGAATCACAGAAGCTTTAAAAGGCGGGTCAGTTGCATACGTCACACCGACATACGGATTGGCGCAAGTATTCTTTGAACGCCTGACAAAGACATTGCCATTTAAAAACAATATATCAAAGCTTAAAATCTATTGTCCAAACGAAGGTTCAATTGAATTCTTTACAGGTGAAAGGTTGGACAACTTGCGCGGTCGTAAATTCCATTTGGTTATTATTGACGAAGCTGCTTTTATTTCAGACCTTGAAGACGGTTGGTCAAATAGCATACGCCCAACGCTGACCGATTATGAAGGGCGTGCGGTTTTCCTTTCAACACCACGTGGCAAAAACTTTTTTTATTCCCTATTTATG